TCTTTTAGTCCAATTACATCATTGGAATCAGGTATGGCCTCAATTTCAACAACGTTATCTGACTTAATAGTTGAAAGTATACGTATTGTATCTATAAGAATTTCACCGATGTCATATTTGACAGTCCCTGCATTATTATTGACAATTTGAACCTCTCCTGTATTATTAAGTCTAAAAATAATCAATCTACCAGTCTTATCATCTACATATGTGTCTGTAAAGTAACAAACACCACGAATTCCATCTACAGTGAATCCAGTAGACTTTATATTGTAGCCTTTGTTGCGATTATGGAATTTATTTCCAAAACACAATTCATATTGTGCAAAGTTAGCTGTATCAACATCTAAATTACGTCTAATGATCACTTTTGTGATATTTGATGTCACTGCAGAACTACTATCATCAATTATGTTTAAAACTTTACTATATTTGAATCTACTACCGAAAGAATTCAAATCTGATGAATTTGCGTAAGTTTCAAGAGAGTTTCTGATTGTAGTTTTCAAATTATTCACATTTGCAACAGCATTTGTGTTATAATAGACTGTAGAATCAACTTCTACGTACAAATATTTCAAATCTACGAATTCTTGACGAATTCCAGCTACAGAATACCTTTTTAACTTGTCTAAAAGTTCTCTTTTGTCAAAATCCGAAATAAATCGACCATTTTTGGGTTTTATTGATAAAAATACCTTTCCGTATTGAGGTGGACTTGAATCTTCACCTCCATAAGCAGTTACACTCTCTGCATTTGGGAAAATTGTTGGAATTATTGCTTCATAATCGTTAGCTGTGACTGCACGATGCTGTGCCGAGTAAACTCTGGTCGATAAATTACGAATTGTGTCAATACTTTCGACTTCGGCACCATTTGAAGACCTTTGATTTACAATTACGTCAGAAATTCCACTTGTAATGAGTCCTCCATCGTTATCAACGAGTTTTCCAGAGAAAGAAAAGTTAGAAACACCGTTTCCACCGACTCCATCGGTTACAATGTATGTTGAATTGATGACATTTCCGTTACTTAGCTTCTTTCCAAGCACTCCGTCACCAAAAAGTAGTTCATATTTCTCATCTTGTATCTCTTGTATCAAAAATGTCTCAGAATGAGTACTGATTCCGACAATATTATCAATTTGTGAGTAAGTTTTCCTTGAAGATGACGTTAAAGTGTCTCTTACTTGCACTTTTAACGTTGATGTATCGACATATGGGTTGGGAATTATGTATTTTTGGTTAGGTTGAGAGGTATCTACGACAAATTCGTTGGTTACAAACGTTCCTTGTTTAATATCTATGGTAAATTCAGCAAATCCATCGGTTACAGGTGATGTAATGTCCTCTGGAGTGCAAAAAGTATAGTTAGTATTCGCAAAATCACCTAATGCAACCAAGCCAGACTTGAGTGTGACACTTGACTTAGTGGTTCCAGACCCTAAATCAACTGTAAAACTGACATTTGCAGTTGAAGCTCGTCTTGAAGAGGGTACATAACCTACATTTCTTGCTAAAGCTACTACATTTTCACGTAAAGTTGCACTATCAATGAACGATTCGTTAGCAACCATGTTGGTATTATAGGCTGTAACGTAGGTATTGTATGCTAAAGTGTCTATTAGAACCGATAAATTAGATCCTTCAAAGTCAAAATCAGTAAAATTAGAGTTGGCACGCAGATATTCACGTAAAGAAACCTTAATTTCTTCAAAGTCGAGGTTTGTATATTGTGTAAACGCCATTATACTCTAGTTGGTTGTAGGATAAATGTTATTTCTTGGGGAGTTGCCTCTTGGCCGATGATATCATAACTCACTGTAACTTCTAAATCGTTCGTATCGTTAGGATGATTGACAATTACATCCGTAAGATTGACTCTAGGTTCAAAATTTAGTATTGAGTTCTCAATTTGTGATTTTAAAGTAGCTCTTAGATTATTATCTGGTAGCTCAAAAAGACTCTCTCTTAAATGAGAACCTATCAGAGGGTTAAAAAACCTCTCTTCATTGTTTGTTTCAACTAAATTGCGAACAGATCTCTTAATTGCATCCTCATTTGTAAGTGCAAGTATATCATTCGTCACAGGATGTCTCTTAAAAGATAGAGAAATATCCTTAAAACGTCTGGATTGTTTTTGTCTTATAACTGGCATCTACTCCTGATGCAATTTACTCAATATATTTATACTACTTTGTAAAATGTGTATTTCAACACAAGCTCTTCAATGGGGTCTATGTCTCTAATTGTGCGAATATAGTACTTATTTCCTACCAAATACTTCTCACAGTTAGGATTCTCACTGTGATTAATGAATCCACCAAGTGGAGTGCGATATATTTCTTCATCTACTATAATATGTGACATACCAAGCTCAGTACCAGATGGGATAGTATCCATCGTAAAGATACCTTGACCTGCAATGGGACTATTCAAGATATGAAGTCCCTTTGGAAGTGCTTGATAAGGTGCCACTTTTTTAATCATTTTCTTTTTCTCCTTTTCTTTTTCTTGTATTCACCGAGCCCTAACAATCTCATAGGTGGTCGAATTAAGAAGTGTTCAATCGTAAAGATACCGAACATCACTAGTAGGAAACCTGTCATCCCAATCAGGAATACAGGTTCTAATATTTTTTCTAAGGTCTTATTCATTTTTTAAGTTGATCATTTACCTTGTCCTCGATATCTCTTTCTTGCTTTATTTCGAGAAGTTGCGCTGAACTTCGAGTGTTTACCGAGTCCTTGCCGAGATTTTTTGGGTGTAGTCTCTACAAAACCACCACTACTCATTAAAGATTGCTTCATTTTCGCCATTGTTTAACTCCATTGTAATTGTACTAGGGTCTGGTTGACCTGTATTATAATAAGCCTCAGAGAGGTCTTGCATGATCTCCATTGCATCTTCAATGGATCCTCTCGAAAGAACGAGTCTTCCTTTGACTCTTACATCATATGACTCTTGTTTTTTCATGTCCTACACGAATCTTAGGATCGCACCATATCTCATAACCTTCCTTCTTTGCATCTAAACAGAAACTGACATCCTCACCACACATATCCTGTACCTCACCAGACTCAAAGACTTGCATCTGAGGTGCAAACCAAGGATACTCTAATGCTTCAAAGACTCCTTTCTTAATCGACACCCATCCGAAACCTGTATAGTCACATGTAAAAGGTTTTCTTCTCTTACTCATTGACTCTACAGTCTCATGATTCATCACACCTTTATTGGCTTTGAAGTCTTCTTCTTCCAACCAGTGTGCAATGGATGTAGTTGTGCCATCTTCAGTAGCATACCAACCAGCTGCAATATCCTTCTCCATACCTAATTGCATAAGTCTGAAGAAACTTTCTGTACTAAAAACTATATCACTGTCTATCCATAACTGATAATCATACTCTAGTTTACCATCCCAAGGTTTCTGTTCCTTTCCACGTAGTACATTTGCACCAAGACACTTGCATCTTGCAAAGTTTACCATACTACTGTAGTCTTGTGATATCTGTATTGCACCTCCACAACCAACAATGTCAAAACAAAGTTGTACGAAGTTCTTTAGGAAGGTATAACTACAACCTCTTCCAGGCATACAAAAAACTATCTTCTTTCCCTGTAAATGTTGTTTGACTTTTTCAATATCAAAGTCGTCTTTTGGTGCAGTAGCCGCTGGGGTTGCTGCTTTTACTTTAAATCCTTTTGCCATGTAATCTTCAAGGGTGTAATATAATCATACCATTTATATAGCGACTTGTCAATAAGACCTCTGGTGGGTATTTTGGCCACCCAAATTTTTTTGAGTATCTTCTGGCACAAACTCAAAAATGATCAGAACCAGAAAGAATCCGAAACCTAAAAAGAACCTCAGTATCTTCATGGGGGATCTTATTAACCACCCTGCGAATACTACCTTCCAGAATGGCCAATCCTGTTGAGTCTTGTGGCTCTCGGCAGAATTTTTATATTTGTCTCGATGGTGCATACTTTTGTAGGTTAGGGATGTTTAGCTTTTTTGGTAAGGGGGCGGGGGCAAAAATCATCACCCCCCAAACAACTGCTGGCCAGCACGAACTATCCGCTGGTCTTATAGTATGATGACTTAGGCGCTGAGATGACGTTTGTTTCTGGGCGTAGGGCGTGAGCGCTGTATGCCTGCCCCCTTCTGTTGGTGTTGGTTCTGATGCCCTTAGTCATGCTCATAACCAGTTCGCCCTTCCGTGGGCGGCGTGGTCTTAGTTTCTTGAATGTGTAACCCTGCTCAATGAGCGCTTCGATTGATACTGTCATTAGTCCTCATTAGTATAAGAACTCATAACGACTCGGTTGCCGTTAAGTGCATAGAAGACGACCTCAGCGATGCCGTACTCTTGTGCCATGTCGTAGCAGATTGGTTCTGCATCGTCCATGCCAAATACTGTCTCTCTGACGTTTGTATTTGGAACTTCGATTGTATATTCAGTCATAAT